CCGCGTGGACGCCGAGATCGCCCGCGAGCAGAAGCTGCTCGACCTGGCGGCGGAGAAGGCTTTTCCAGAGGCCGCGCGCGAGATCGCGCGGATCGGCGGCGGAGAGCGCAAGCTCTCGAAGGAGGTCCGCGATATCTACGTCAAGTGGCTGCGCGGCGGGGACAAGGCGATCGCGAACGATGAGTGGCCGAAAATCCTCAACGTGCTCTCCACCGGCACCGGCTCGGAGGGCGGCTTCACGGTGCAGACCGAGATCGCCCGCGATCTCGTGGACGCGCTCAAGGCCTTCGGCGGCATGCGTGAAGTGTCGGAAATTTTCGCGACGGCGCAGGGCAATCCGATGAACTTCCCGACATCGGACGGCACGGCGGAGGTGGGCGAGCTGATCGCGGAGAACGTGACGGCAACCGGCCTGGACCCGGTGTTCGGGACGGTCGGGCTCAACGTGTTCAAGTTCAGCTCGAAGATCATCGCCTGCCCGATCGAGCTGCTGCAGGATTCCGAGATCGACATGGAAGGCTTCCTGCGCAACCGGATCCAGCAGCGCCTGGGCCGGATCACGAACCAGATGTTTACCACCGGCACCGGCTCGGCGCAACCGCGCGGTGTGGTTGTCGGCGCGAGCGCGGGCAAGGTCGGCATCACCGGCCAGACGTTGACCGTGATCTACGATGACCTGATTGACCTGATCCATGCCGTGGATCCGGCCTATCGCGGCTCGGGGCGGTGCGCGCTCATGATGAACGATTCGTCGGTGAAGGTGATCCGCAAGATCAAGGACACCAGCGGCCGGCCGATCTGGGTGCCGGGTGACGAGCAGGGAATGACGCAGGGCGTGGCGGCCTCGCTGCTCGGCTATCGCCTCGTCACGAACCAGGACGTGGCAGTGATGGCGGCGAACGCGAAGTCGATCCTGTTCGGCGACTTCAATTACTACAAGATCCGCGACGTCATGACGGCGACGCTGTTCCGGTTCACGGACAGCGCCTACACCAAGCTCGGCCAGGTGGGCTTCCTCGCCTGGATGCGCGCGGGCGGCAACCTGGTGGATACCGCGGCGGTCAAGTACTACCAGAACAGCGCGACCTGAGAGCGGGCGCGTTTCAATGTTCGTAGGGACATTCGTCGGGGGCCGGCTCATATCGCGCTGGTTCCCCGGCGAATTTTTACAAGGAGCGAGTCATGAAACGGCTAAGGATGCTCGTCGACAAAACGGTCGAGGGGCTGAATTACAAGGCGAACCAGGTGGTGGATTTCCCGGACGCGCTAGGGAAAAAACTGATCGAAGGTCTGGAGACTGACGCCAGCAAGGCGGGCGTCGACTATTGCATTGACGAACTTGGCGCGAAGCTGATCAAGCATGAGGATGCCGCGGACCAGTTGCTGGAAGCCCAACTGAAAGCCGCCAAGGAAAACCTCGACCGCCTCAACGCGCAGGTCAAGGCGGAAACCGACGCCGGCCGGCGTGCGAACCTGCAGGTCGCGGCGAAAGAGGCGGCGGAGATCTACAAGGCCGCCCAGGAGAAGCTCAAGGGCGAGTGAGTTGCGACAACGATCAACGCTGCGAAGGAGACGCACATGCTGCTGAAACGCATCTACAAGAAGCCACCCGGCTGGGAGGCGATGCGGAACGCCAAAGGCGAACTGCTCAACCCGCCGCCGATCGAGCACTTCGAGGTCCGCCACAGCGGCACGCACGCCGAGCAGAATTTCTCGACGGGGATGGTGGACGCCGGGCTCGCGGAAGGCTGGATCTCCATCGGCCAGGGTAAGCTTACGCTCCGCGCGAAGCCCGAGGATCTCGTCTACGCGATCAAGCGCGGGCCCGGGCACTACTGCTGCCACTGCGGCGTAAAGCTGCCGGATGCGGCGGTGTTCGTCGCGCCGAAAGTCACCGGCGGCATGCAGCACGTCGCGTCGGTGCACCCGGGCAAGAAGTCGCCTGACGAGGGCAACCCGGCCGGCTACCTGCGGCTCAACCACTATGAATGCGTGCTCGCGCCCGAGCAGCACAAGAAGTTCCAGGCGCGCGCTCCGAGGAGGGCGTGATGGCGGATCTCGTATTCAACATCGCAAAAGGGCGCGTCGCCGAGCTCTATAACCGCGTGGATCTCAACGATCCGGCGAACTCGGCGCTCATCATCCTCATCCTCGCGACGGCCGGCATCGAGACCGATGCGGTGCTGCGCGACAAGAACGACGTCGCGGATCTCGTCGTGGGCACGACGAACGAGGTGACGAACACCGGCTACGCCCGCAAGACGCTGACGGACACCGACATCGTCGCGTTCGCGCCGGACGATACGAACGATCGGGTGGATCTCGACATCCCCGATCAGACCTGGACGGCGGTTGCCGCCGGCGACGGCTTCAACGACTTCGTTGTCAACTACGACAATGACACCACGACCGGCACCGACGCCAACATCGTGCCGCTCACGCTGCACGATTTCGTGGTGGTGCCGGACGGCTCGGACATCACCGCGCAGATCGCGGCGGCGGGATTTTTCAGGGCGTCGTGAGGCGGCAGACGGGTTTGCTCATAAAGAAAGGAGCTTGAAAATGAAAAACTTTCTGGCTGGAATCGTCGCGTTGTTGCTGTCGGTGCCGGCGTTCGCTGCCTCGAACGTGCTGACGTGGGACGACATGAGCACGAACGAGACCGGGTTCAGCGTGGAGCGGAAGCCCGAGGCGTGCACCGGGCTGGGGGCCTTCGGCATCATCGGGAGCGTGGCGGTGAACGTCAACACTTTCACCGATGCGTCGGTGGTCGAGGGCGTCACGTATTGCTACCGCGTCAGAGCTACGGGAGGAGGGGGGCTGTTCAGCGCGTATTCCAATAGCGCCGAGCGCCTCGTCCCTTTTACTGCGCCCGCTGCACCATCGGGCCTGACAATTCAAGGTGGCCCCTGAGCAGATGGCGCAGCTGTCTAAATCGCTGCTGGCGTAAGTGAAGGCGGCGATCTATCCGAGAGACCGGAGAGACTGATGGCTATTGTCGTTCAAGGCCGCCAAATCAACATTCCCGACGGCAAGCGCGCACTGCTAGCCGAGGCGATCCCTGACGGACTGATGGTGGGCATCGTCGTGCTGAAACGGTCTACGTCCCTGACGCCGAGTTGGTGGTCGAACCCCCTGACGTGGTTGAAAGCGGACGCCTATCTCTCGCTCGATGATGGAGTGACATGGCTGCATCGCGGCGGTATTACTTCGGTGGGAGGCGTCGGTTTTGAAGGCGCAGCGGAGGTTCCGGAGTTGACATGGTGGTTTCAACTGCTGCCGGGAACGAATCGGAGAATTCGGGTGGAAGTCGAAGTTCAGAATGGTCCTCTGAACTCCGAACTTGATGTGATGGTGATCTGATGCCGATTGCACGAGTCTCTGGACAAACGCCGCAGGCGAACGGCGCGAATACTGTCCAGACAATTGCGATCACTCTGCCGCAGAACGTAGTGGCCGGGAACTTCATCGGCTGCATTGGCGGCTCACAGAATTCAAACGCTCACATCTATTCTGATAACCTCGCGAACTCTTTTGCCAACGACGTGAGCCGAGATAGAGCGGTGGATGCCAATCATTGTTCCATCGGCACCGCGAAAAATATCAGCACTGGAGGGGCCGCCACTATCACTCTCAGCCAGGACGGGACGCCAGCGAACGCTCGAATGGGCATCGCCGGGATGGAGTGGTCGGGCTTCTCTGGGGGTGCCGCTCTCGATAAAACTTTCAGCAACGATTCCGCCGGGACTCCGGGGACAAGTATTGACACCGGCGCGACGGCAGCGACGACGGCAAACGACGAACTGCTGCTCGCCGGGGTCAAGGACTCGAATAACGGCGTGCCCTATACGTGGGGCAGTTCGTTTTCTCTGATCGCGGAAACCGGCTCAGCCGCTGGCCGCACCAGTTCTGGCGACCGCATCGTAACGGCAACCGGCACCTACAATGGAACGGCGACTGCCTCCAACTCGATCGCTTGGGCTGCTGTCATTGCTACTTATAAAGCGGCGGCGGGCGGGGCTGCGCTGACTCACGACTTCTCACGCTTCCCGATTGAGAAATTGCGGACGCCTTCAGAGAGCTTCCTATGAGACTCGCGGCAACCACTGACAAGCTGCAGCTCGTCACCAGCGCGGCGGCGTCGATCGACTCGGTCGTCAACTACATTGACGCGAGCAGCTCGACCGGCGCGTTCTCCGGCGGCGGCAGCCAGCGCGCGGCGATCACGACCGCGGCGACGACGGACATCCTCGCTGCGCCGGGCGCCAGCACCCTGCGCGATATGACGAGCGGGACGTGGCGCAACAAGCACGCCTCGCTGTCGTGCGACGTGACGGTGGTGCTGGATGCGAACGGAACCGATTACGAGCTTCATAAGGCGACGCTCGCGCCGGGCGATTGCCTCGAGTACATCGAGAATATCGGGTTCTTCACGCTGAAGGCCAGCGACAAGCTCGATAAGCTGCTGGTGGTGACGGCGGACGTCATCAACGCGACCACGGCATTCGCCGACATCACCGGCCTCACCTATCCGGTCACGTCGGGCAAGACTTACTCGATCCTGGCTGAGCTGTTTCACGCCAACGACGCCGCGACGACCGGCTCGCGCTTCGGCTTCAACGGGCCGGCGATGACCTACGACATCTACGCGACGATCGACACGGTGACGCCGAGCGTGACCGCGTCGGCGCACTCAGCGGGCGCAGTGACGGCGCAGGAGACGGCGATCACCGCCCAGACCACCGGATCGACGAGCAACCGCCTTGCGCATATCGCAGGCATCATCGTGCCCTCGGCGGACGGCACGCTCGCCGCGCGCTGCGCATCGGAGATAGCGGTCGCGGCCGGTCTGACGGTGCGGCGCGGGTCGTGGATGTGGCTGCGCGAGGCTGACAACGCTTAGTCTTTAGCGAGCAGCGATCGTGACGACGCGGGTATTCCACAAGAGCGTAGTTCCGAGCGCGTGGTTCGACCGGCGGACGGCGGGCGGATGGCTGTCGCGGAATTTTCTAACGGTAAGCGGCGGCATCACCGTCGCCATCGGCCAGGTCGTCGAGACCGACCTCGCACAGCCGATCGCGTGGGCGCCGAAGCACCGGCTCGTGGCGCAGGTCCTGGAAACCGACCTCGCGCAGGCGGTGACGGCGCGCAAGACGAAGGCGATCGGCCAGGCGCTGGAAATCGACAACGCCCAGGCGCTCAGCGCGCGCAAAAGCGTGACTGTGGCGCAGGCGTTCGAGACGGATCTCGCGCAGGCGCTCGGGCGCCTCAAGGTCAAGGCGATCGCGCAGGCCTCTGAGACGGATCTCGCGCAGGCGTTGACTGCCCGCAAGACGAAGGCGATCGGCCAGGCGGCGGAGACCGACCTCGCGCAGCCGGTCACCTTCTCCGGCGCCAAGACCATCGCGGTCGCGCAAGCGAACGAGACCGACACGGCGCAGCCTATTGTCTGGGCGCCGAAGATCCGCGTGGTGGCGCAGGTGGCGGAGGCGGACGTCGCCCAGGCCGTCAGCGCGCGCAAGACCAAGGGCATCGGCCTCGTCCTCGAGATCGACACGGCGCAGGCGATCACGCGGGTCAAGTCACGGGCGATCGGGCAGGCGGCCGAGACCGACATCGCGCAGCTCATCGCCCGCTCGAAGGCGAAGGCGATCGGGCAGGCGGTGGAGACGGATTCGGCGCAGCCTGTCAGCCGGCCCAAGCTGGTAGGTGTCGGGCTCGTCCTCGAGATCGACGTATCCCAGGCGATCATCCGCATTAAGTCGCGCACGCTGGGGCAGCCGGCGGAGAGCGACACAGCTCAAGGGATTACTTACTTCAAATCGCGCACGATCGGCGCAGCGCTCGAATTCGATCTTGCACAAGCGATCACGGCAGAGGGCGGCCGGCCGCCGACGGTAGCTGGGCCACCGGGAGCGGGGCCGCGACTGAGGATCGGAACGGAACAGCGGCCGAGCTCGATCACTGAACGCAGGCCGCAATCGACAGGGTCACGACGTCCATGAACATCCGGCAAGTAACACTCCCGACGGCGGAGCCGATATCGGTCGCGCAGGCGAAGGCGCACATCAAGGCGCTCACCAACGACGAGGACGCCTTAATTGCGCGCTGGATCAAGACGGCGCGCGAGCAGGCCGAGGCGATGCTCAACCGCGCGGTCGTCGCGAGGACATGGGAAAAGCAGCTCGACGCCTTCCCGGTCTCGCTCGAATTGCCGTGGGCGCCGGTGCGGTCGGTGACGTCGCTCAAGTACCTGGACGTCGATGGCGTCGAGCAAACCATCGCCCCGGCGAGCTACACGCTCGACAAGCATGCAACACCGGGCTGGATCGTGCCCGCCTATGGCTTCGCCTGGCCGTCGACGCGCGCGGATATCAACGCGGTACGCGTGCGCTACGTCGCCGGCATGGCGATACCGTTCACCGTGGACCCGAGCACCGATCTGTTGACGGCGGCGGGGCACGGTTACGCGAGCGGTGATGAGGTTCCGTTCTTTACCACAGGCACGGCCCCGGGTGGCCTCACGGACGGGGGGCAGTACTTTGCCCGCGATGTGACAGCGGACACGCTCAAGCTCGCGACGACGCCGGGCGGAAACGTGATCGATATCACGACGGCCGGGGCCGGCGGGAATTTCTTAGGGCAACTGCCGGACGCGATCATCGCAGCGATGCTGCTCATGCTCGGGCATTGGGAGCTGCACCGCGAGGAAGTGGCCGAGCGCCAGCTCTACGAGATCCCGCTCGGCGCGCAATCGCTGCTGCGACCCAACTCGCTGCTGGTGATTTGATGGAAGCGGGGGGGCTCGACCGCAAGATCACGCTCGAGTTCAAGACGGCAGGGCAGAGCGGATCGGGCGAGCCGACGGAGAGCTGGGGCACGCCGACGACGGTATGGGCGCGGGTGAGGGCGCTGTCGGGACGTGAGTTCTATGCGTTCCTCGCGGCGCAGGTCGTCGCTGAGGAAACGCTGCATTTCGGGATCCGGTGGCGGGCGGACGTGCGGCCGGGCACCGCGCGGATCCAGTACGAGGGCCGGACCTACAACATCCAGCGCGTGGGGGAGATCGGGCGCCGGCGCTATCTCGACATCGTCGCCGACACGGTGAAGGCATGAGCTATCAATACGTGCATGGCGTCGAGGAGGTGATGAAGAACCTTCTCGAGTTCCCGGTGAAGGTCGAGGCGCAGGTCACACGCGGCGCCTTGCGGACGGCTGCTCAGGTGGTGCGAGCCGCTGCATTGTTCAGGACGCCGCGCGCGAGCGGCGCGCTCGCGGGCACGATCCGCGTTTTCACGCGCAAGCGTGGCAAGGAGATCTCTGCCGGTGTGCGAGTGGGCAACCGCAAGAAAGGAATCTTCTACGCGCACATGGTGATGGGCGGGACGAAGCCGCACATCATCAAGGCGCGCGCGGGTGGCTGGCTCGGGTTCGGCGGGATCGTGGTGAGACGCGTCCAACATCCCGGCACGAAGCCGCAGCCCTTCATGGAGGAGGCGATCAACTTCTCGCGCTACAACGCTTTCCAGGCCGCGTTTGCCTACGCGACCGCTCGCATCAAGAAGATCATCGTGGACCAGAACCGATGAGCGGCGAATTTCTCGCGGGCGACATCATCAAGACGCGGCTCGGCGCCGTCGCCGGCGTGACCGGGCTGGTGGGCGCGCCGCCGAACGACAAGATACACAAGTTCTGGCTCCCGCAGGGGTCAGCGTTGCCGGCGATCGCCTACAAGCAGATCGCGGCGCGGCGGCTGCAGGGCACCTACAACGATCCCGGGTTCGTGATCGTGACGGTACAGGTCATTAGCCTGGCCGCGACGATGGACGGGGCGCACGAGCTGGACCGCCAGGTGCGTCTCGCGCTGGAGCGGTTCGGCAGCAGCCAGCCCGCCGGCATCCCGTTCGCGGGCACGACGCTCTACGACATCAAGCCGGGATCGAGCGCGGACGGCTACGCCGATGAGGCCGAGCTGTTTTTTGTCACGACCGATTACGCGGTCCATCACCTGGAGACCACACCATGACACCGGACACCCCGCAAAAAGAAACCAGCTTCGCCGAGACGCACCGCGACGAATACGCCGGCCAGGGCGGCAGCTACGAGATCGGCCCGGACGGCAAGCGCCGCCTGGTCGGTCGCACGCTCACGCCGGGAGAGGCGAAGACAATCCAGGACGCCGGCGGCGAAGTGCCGGAGAACGGCTGAGTCGGATTCAGATGATTCAAGGCCCGGCAGAGTCCGGGCCTTTTTATTGATAAGGAGACACCACCATGCCAGACCGCCTGCAGGCACGACGCGCGATGCTGCTCAAGATCGAGTCCACGTACGGCGTCGACCCGACGCCGACGGGCGCGGCCGACGCCCTCTACTGTTACGACCTTAAGGTCGACCCGATGGAAAATCAGGAGGGCGCCAGGAGGCCGGTGCGCCCGTTCTTCGGGGCGGACACGCCGGCGATCGGCGGCACGATGGCGAAAGTCGACTTCGGCCTCGCGATCGCCGGGTCCGGCACCGCCGGCACCGCGCTGCCGAGCGCCTATGCGGCCGCTTTGCGGGCGGCGGGACGATCTCAGACAATCAACGCCGCGGTGGACGTGATCTACGGCTTGGTCGGCTCCGGGTTCGAGTCGGCGTTCGGCTACTACAACGAAGACGGGGTGCAGCACAAGCTGGGCGGCATCCGCGGCAATCTCTCGCGCGAGTTCAGCCACGAGCAGATCCCGATGTACAAGTTCTCCGGAGCGGCGCTCTACAGCGCGCCGACGGACGTGGCGTTGCCCACCCTCACGTTCCCGGCGACGTGGCAGAAGCCGCTGGTGGTCAACAAGGTCAACACCACGTTCACGCTGCACGGCCTGGCCGCGGTGCTGAATTCCCTCTCCTATGACGACGGGCTCGCCTACGCCTGGAAGGATTACGTCAACGCCGAGGAGGTCCGTGTCAGCGACCGGCCGCTGATCAAAGGCAAGGTCGTGGTGCAGGCGGGCGCGATCTCGCAGAAGGACTGGTTCGCCATCGCCAAGGCGGGCACGACTGGCGCGCTCGCGCTCGTCCACGGCATCACCGCCGGCAACAAGTGGAAGGTGGACGCGGCGAACGTGCTGCCGAAAAACCCGAAATACGAGGTGGTCGACGGCATCACGTTCTACGGCATGGACCTCGAGTTCTACCCGTCGAGCGCCGGCAACGACGAGATCGTTGAGCGGATTCTGTAGGAGGAGTCATGTTCACCATCAAGAAGCGGGAAAGCTACCGCTGGCCGGTCGAGCACGTGATCGCCATCAGCGCCGGCAAACCGGAAAAAATCAGCTTCGATGCCGAGTTCCGCGCGCTCGGACAAGCGCGGATCAGCGAGCTGCTCAAGCTCGCCGCCGTGATGGAAATCAAGGATGAGGCGTTTCTCGACGAAATCCTGGCCGGCTGGCACGACTTGAAGGACGGGCGCAACGGCGAGGAGACGCCGTTTCCGTTCAGCAAGCAGAACCTCTCCGAGCTGCAGGAGCTGTATCCCGGCATCACCGCGTCCTTCTCACGATCGTGGACCGAGTCGGTGCTCGGAGGGAACGCCGCAAGAAAAAACTGACGGCGGCGGCGGCGGAATGGGTGCGCTCGTGGTCCACGAGCGGCCCGATCGAGCTCGGGCGCGAGTTCGAGGGCCCGGCATGGATGCAAGAGGACCAGGAGGCGGAGGGCGCCGACCGCGAATTCGGGATACTTCCCGACAACTGGCCAGCCGCCCAGGCCTTCTTTGCCTGCGGCACACAATGGCGCGCGGATCCGAACGGTGGGTTGATGGGGCTCGATTACACGGCGCTCGACGTGGTGCTCAAACACAAGCGCGCGCCCGCGGGGACGTTTGATCTGGTGAGAATCATGGAGAACGCGGCAATCGAGGCGGCGCGTCGACGGACGATCAAGACATGAGCAGCGGCAACGTAACCTACAGCATCGATTTTGTCGCCGCGATCGCGCGCCTCGAGGAAGGTACGAAGGCGGGCGCACGCCATGTCAAACGCATGGCGGACGAGATGGAGGGCGCCGCGAACTTCGCGCGCAACGCGCTGCTGACGCTGGGCGGTGCGCTGGGCGTGTTCTCGTTCTCGTCCGCGATCAAGCAGGCCTCGGAGGCGGCCGATGCAGCCGCCAAGATGGGCGATCGCTTCGGCATCGCCACCGAGAAGATCATCGGCCTGCAGCACGCCGGTGCGCTGGCCGGCGCGAGCAACGAGGCGCTGGCCACGGCGCTTCGCGGGCTGGCGAATTCTGGCGTCGATGCGGCGCGTGGCAGCGAGTCGGCCGCGCGCGCGTACGCTGCGTTGAAGATCAACGCCTCCGAGTTCATCAACCTGCCGATGGACCGGCAGTTCACGCTGGTGATCGAGCGCCTGGGCGGACTTGAAAACGCGACACTCAGGAACGCGCTCGCCCAGGACCTGCTCGGCAAGTCCGCCGGCGAAGTCATGGGGCTGGTTGCGGAGGGGGGTGACGCCATCCGCAAGGCGACGGAGGATGCCGAGGCGTGGGGCCTGGCGCTCAATCGAGTGGACGCGGCCAAGCTCGAGCTGGCGAATGACGCGATGACGCGGGCGAAGGCCGCGGCGCAGGGAGTTTTTACCACCATCGCGATCAATCTGTCGCCGGCCATCAAGCTGCTCGCCGACCGCTTTGCCGACAGCGCGGTCGAGGCGAAGGGATTCAAGACGGAAGTCACGGAGGGCATGCAGAGGGCAAGCGATGCCGTGGGCGGGGCGATCTGGTTCGTGGAACGACTGCAGTTCGCTTGGTCGGGGTTGAAATATCTCGCTGCGCTCGCGATTAACGGAATCATCCAGAGCCTCGCCGAGCTCGATCGCGCCTATACCGACACGATGAATTCGCTTGCCGCGTCGTGGATCGGCAAACGGCTCGGGATGGAGGCACGCGAATATAGCGTGGCGCTCTCCGAGATGGCGGACGTTGCGGGGAGCCGGGTCGCAGCACTGAAAGAGGAACTCGAGCAACTGGCGCTTGGGGCGCGAGACCTCGACCAATGGCAGGAAGTCGTCCGCACTTCGTTCAGGCAGGCCGCGGATGCTGTCGAAGAGGAAGCCAGGCGGATCGCCGAGGCGCGCCAGAAGATGATGGGCGGCGGCGAAGCGGGCGTCACGCGCGAGGGTAAGGAGGTCAAGGAGGATCCCTGGCAGAAACAAGTCGCCGAGCGCATGGAGCGCCTGGCTTTCGAGAACGCAACGGAACTCGAGCAACTGCAGATTCAGCTCGAGGCGAAACAGAATCTGCTCGACGCTAGCAAGGCCCTGGGAATTATCAGCGAGGAGGAGCACCAGAGACAGACTTTCGAGATCTTCGCCCGATACCAGGACGCCAAGACCCGGGTCGAGGACGATGCGGTCAAGAAGCGCTACGGGATCGCCAAGGTTTACCGCAAACTCGACATGGAGTCGGCGGCATTTGCATTGAACTCGGTCTCCGGGTTGATGCAATCTGAAAGCCGCAAGATGTTCGAAGTCGGCAAGGCGGCGGCGATCGGCGAGACGGTGATCAACACCTACGCCGCCGCGATGGGGGCTGCCAAGGCGCTGGCGAGCATTCTTTACGTCGGGCCGTTTCTCGCTGCGGCCGCTGCAGCGGCGATGATCGTCGTGGGCATGGAGCGAGTGCGGCAGATCCGCTCGACGCAGTTTGGCGGCGGCTCGGTCTCGGGCGGGGCGAGCCCGGTGTTCTCGGCCAATCCCACGACCGGCGTGCCGGACGCGCCGATTGGAGCATCTGCCGCGCCGCCTCCAGTCTTGCCGCAAGCGGCCGCTGCGCCACGCAATGTGAACATCACGCTGATCACCGACGGCGGGCCGGTGAGCCAGGATTGGATTCGCTTCACGCTCCTCCCCGGCCTCAACGAAGCGCTCGATGACCGCGCCACGATCACGGTCAACTAGATGGCGAAGCCGAAATTTCTCTACGACTCGCGATTCAGCGACGCCACGCCGGTGGCAAGCTCGACGGCGGCGGGCGACTTCAACGTGCTGAACCTGCGCGACTGGCGGCCGTTCACCTGGTGGAAGCCGGCCTCGATCCCGGCGACGGTGACCGTCGATTCCGGCACCTCGAAGGCGCGCGACTACCTGCTGGTCTATGGCGAAGCGGGCACCTACGAGGCGCGCGGATCGACCGACAATTTCAGCGCGAGCAACGTGCTGCTCGCGACCCTGGTGCTGTCGGCGACGGGGCTCGGCCTGGTGACTTTCGCGAGCGCGTCGCACCGCTACACGCGCCTGACCATCCCGAGCGGGAGCCCGCCGGCGGTCGCCATTGCCGTGATCGGCGCGGCGCTCGAGGCGACGGTGTTCTTCGACGGCTCCTTCAGCCCGATCGACCGCAAGGTCCACGGGCACACCAATCGCAACGAGAGCGGCCACGCGCTCGGGCGCATCGTCAATTTCGAGTCGTGGGAATCGCAGATCATGCTCAAGGACGTGTCCTGGTCATGGGCGCGGGACACGTTTCTGCCGGCGTGGAAGGCGAGCCTCCGCGGTTCCCCGTTCGGCTTTGTGTGGGACTCGGACCTCTATCCCGGCGACGTGCGCCTGGTGGCGGCGGGCGAGAAGTTCGCAGCCCCCCATCGCGCCGGCTCGCGCTGCGATGTCCAGATCGATGTTGAAGGAGTCGCGCCGTGACTGCCCGCACCGACGCCCAGGCGAGGCTCGAGCGCATTCCGGTCACGGTGGTCGAGATGGATCTCGACTACTGCTCGAACACCTTCGGCGTCTCGCCGTGCACGGCGGGGCGCAAGGATAGCGGCACGGCGCAGGCAGGCGCGGCGCGCACGATCACCCTGCGGGCCGGCGCCTCGGCGGTGGATGGCTTCTATGTTCCGATGACGGTGCGCATCGTGAGCGGCACCGGCAGCGGACAGGAGCGGCGCGCGGGCGATTACGTGGGTTCCACCAAGGTCCTGACGATCGCCGCGAGCGAGCCGGACTTCTCGCCCGCTCCGAACGGCACGTCAGTTTACGACGTCATCGACCGGCCGAACGGATGCTACAACGTGTTCCTCGGCGACAGCCCGTGCCAGGACACGGCGAACTTCGTGAAGGGCACGAAGACGATCAAGCTCGGTGATCGCGGCATGCCGATCCCGGCCGGCGAGCAGATCCGGCCCTATCTCCTCAAGGCGGGCCCTACGCCGACCGTGATCGACACGGCCAAGGGCCTCGCGATGCCTTCGCGGCCGAGCCTCACGTTCACCGATGAGCCGTGCCGTGACGACCTCGACAAGTACATCGATGACCGCCTGGCGCCGGCCGGCGGCACGTTCTGGACGCGGCTCATCGCCCGCAACCCGAACGCGATCGGACGCTTCGCCCGCGTGCGCAAGGGCTACGTGGTGAGCCCCTGGGACTGGAATACTTTCCAGACCGAGCTCTACGCGATCGACGCGATTCGGGGGCCGGACGCGAGCTGGCGGATCACGCTGGTGCTGTCGGACGCGATCAAGCTCCTCGACCGGAACAAGGTGCCGAAGGTCACCGACGGCAAGCTCATCGTGGCACTCCCGGCGACGAGCTTCTCCGGGGTGGCGGCTGGAGGCAGCGCGACCACCATCGTGCTGCCGGGCTCGGCCTCGGCGGTGGACGATTTCTATAACGGCGAGGAGGTCGCCATCCTGCAGAACACTGGCGCCGGGCAGCGCAAGGTTGCGAGCGATTACGTCGGCGCCACGCGCACGTTAACCGTCCCCGCCTGGGCCGTGATCCCCGACTCGACCAGCGTGATCGAGGTCGCGCCGTTGAAGTTGACGCTCGGCACGGGCAAGGGCGCGCAGTACACCGACCCCGCCACCAGCGGGAAAAACGAGTACGGCCGCATCGGCGACGAGGTGATCCGCTACACGGCGAAGGCGGGCGACGTGCTGTCGTGGACGGACGGCACCTACCGCGCGCAGTTCGGCACGGCGCGCGAGGACCACAAGGTCAACGACGTGGTGGTGCTGTGCCGGGCGTGGATCGACAAGCCGGCGAAGGAAGTGATCGAGGACCTCATCAATGAGGCCGGGCTCGCCGACACCTACATCGATCTGGCCGGGCTCGCGACCGAGGACACCAACTGGCTCTCCGGCGGGCGGATCACGGCCTGCATCGCGGACCCGGAGCAGGCGAGCACGCTGCTGGCGGAATTGCTCAGGGACCTCCTGATGATGAGCTGGTGGCACCCGGTCGAGCAGAAGGTCAAGTTCAAGGTGGACATGCCCGAGCTGCTCACGTCCGTTACCCTGATCGACACCAATAAGCTGATGCTCGACAAGACCGCGTCCGCCCGGCTTGACGCCGAGCGCATCACGCAGTCGTGGATCGACTTCAGCCTGCGCTTCGCGACGGCGGACGAGGACAAGCGCGCGAGCTATCAGAATATCCGCGGGATCATCGACGCTTCAGCGGAAAGCGCGAACGGCTACGGCGACGTGCGGCCGAGCCTGCCCCGCTCACGCTGGTTTACCGCGGCGAACGAGAACTTGGCTGCGAGCAACGCTGCGCGCAAGCTCGCGCGCCTGCGTGATGCCCCGTCGCGGATCACCTTTCATCTCGACCCGCTGCACGAGGTGGGGCTGAGCCAGCTCGTTGATGTAAAGACACCCAAGCTGACGGATGCGGCTGGCAACGCGAAGACGGTGCGCTGCCGGGTTGTGAAGTTGACGGACCTGGGCGGGCACTTCGAGGCCGAGGCGCAGACCACGATCTTCGCGCGGCGCTATGCCTTCATCTGCCCGAACGGATATCCGAATTATCCGAGCGCGACCGCCGACCAGCGGCAGCGAGCGTTCATCAGCAACGGCGCGACGATGTCGGATGGCACGTCGGCGTACCTCATTTCATAGGAGCGTCATGAAACAGGCGGTAATCGAAGCGCTCAAGCCCCCCCCGCCCACGAGCGGCGAGGTGGGCACGGTCGATATACCGGGCAGCGTTCTGGTGCGTTGCCCGCTGGTGGAGTTCAAGCTGCGCCCGATCGCCAAGCATTGCCCGACGTGCCCGCACTTCAAGGGACTCGCCGACCGGTTTCCGGGCTCCAGCCAGCACAGCTTCGTGCAGCGTTACCTGCTGCGCTGCCAAGGCGCGGTCACCAACCGGGAAGTGTTTGAGATCGAGAGGACGGACTAGCCGTGGCCGCGATCTCCAGAGCCTGGGTCGTCATTGCCGACACCGCGGTCGACCCGGACTCGCCGCTCGATGCGGTGCTGATGGCCGCGATCCAGGGGAACCTGACCCACCTGCGCGAGTGGCTCGGCAACGCGTTCACCGCCGGCGCGGTCCAGAACCACTCGCACGACGGTGTGGACAGCGCGCTCGTGGCGGTCGGCCCGAACCTGATCCGTAACGCGAGCTTCGAGCAGGACACGAGCGGTTGGACGATCACGACCTACAGCGGCGGGTCGAGCGCGGTGGAGACGGCGAACGACGCGCACGGCGCGAAGTCGCTTTCATTTACCAGCACTGTGCTAGCGAACGGCGGCGGGGACGCGCGCTCGAACGAGTTCATCCCCTGCGGCGGCGCGGTCGACCTACACTTCGAGGTCTGGCGCAAAGGCTCGGTGATCAACATCGCCTCCAAAGCGGAAGTGATCTGGTACGACGATGCGCAGGCACCGATCTCGGTGGCCTCGATCTACACCGACACCAACACGCCGACCACCGCGACTCGCGCCCAGGCGGTTCTCGCTTCGCCGTCCACCGCGCGGTTTTTGAAGATCAAGCTGACGGGCGGCACGCCCGGCGCCGGCAGCGCGACCGGGACCATCTACTTCGACGGGGTGAATGCCTCGGACTGGACGTTCATCCACAACGCGGCCGTCGGCCAGGCGCAGCTCAAGACGACGACGGCGAGCGGATCGCTCGCGCTCGCCTCGACCGCATCCGGATCGTTCGCGCTGACGGGCGGCACCTACTCCTGGTGGACGGCGAGCGGGTCCCTAGCCAACCAACTTGGATTTGATTTCGGCAACGACAATGTCGCGGCCGGAGTCATAGGCGTTGTTAACAATAATGGAACCACGCGGACGTTCTACGTCGATGAGCGCTACGTGCAAGCCTCGCCGCCCTACAATCTTGGCGATGGAGACATCCCGCTCTTCGTCTTGGCCCTGGTCGCAGCGGACGGCTCGCTGCGGGGGATCAGCGTAGCGCCCGACCCCGCGTGGGCCTATCACGGCCCAACGAACATCGTCCCCGAGCGCATCGAGAACGGCAAAGCCTACCGACGCTACCGTGAGATCGAGGGCATGCTGCTCGATGAGGTGCTCAAGAATCCGACCGTGCTTGCGCGCTTCGTGAGAGAGCAGTCCGAGATCGTTCTCGTCGAGCGCGAGATCACGCAGGCGCTCAAGAATCGCGACATGGGGCTCTTCCCGCACCCGTGGGTTGGCAACGATCTCACCGGCCTTACCGTCGTGATGCTCGACCCGGTCGGGCGCCTGGTGGACCGCTTGGCGCTGATCTCCGGCGACCAGGGCGCGCGCGAGGTGCGCAAGCTGATCGAGGCCGGCTTCCTCACGATCGGCAACACGCCGCTCGCCCGTGCTGCCCCGCCGGGCGTGATCCCCATCGCGGCGAGCTGGAAGCTGACATGAACGAGGGCAACAGAGAGCAGCGCAGCGCCTTTCGCTACGTCCTGGTGTGGGCGCTCGGAGTGATCCAGGTGGTGACGACGGCGGCGGTGATCGCCGGGGTCGGCTCGCTGTGGACGTTATCCACCACGATGGCCGCGCTGGTGGTGGAGATGGCCACGATCAAGGCCGATGTTTCCGTGATCAAGTTACGCCAGGACAAGTCCGAGGCCGAGGTGAAGCGCGTGAGCGATGAGCAGATACGCCGAGGCGTCATTATCGAGCAACTCAGGGGGAAGAAGTGACGGAGAAGCTGACCATCCAGCAGATCCGACAAAACGAGCCGGAGACGCTGTGGCATTTTCTCCAGCAGTTACCGGCTTCCTTCGAGGCGCAGATTCTGCTCGGGCTGGTGCTCGCGGGTTTCCTGGGGGCGATCGTGAGCTGGCTCGTCAAGTGGAGCAGCGGGGACGCGCACAGCCTCATGGATTACTGTTTCAGGAATTCATTTAAGCGCACGGTGGCGTCCGTTCTGACCTTTCTCGGAATCATCGTCGGGGCGATCGCCTCGGATATGTTCAAGACCGATTCCGGCGAGTTCGTGGGCTGGATGAATGTCCTGGTCAACGGCTTCACGGTCGGCTTCGGGAGCGACGCCAGCATCAACAAGGGCAAGCGCGTCGTGTGGACCGAGGACAAGCGCGCGGAGGCCTCGCCTAGATGAGGATCCTCGCTTGCGTCCTGGCCGTGGTCCTGGCCGTCTCGGTCGCGTACGACGTGAAGAGCGGCGCCACGCCGGCGCCGGCGTCGCGTGCCGGCGACACCTGGTTCGTCACGGTCGACGAGGCCGACGGCAGCGTCAGCCTGGCGCGCGAGGACTTCGATGCGATCGTGACCGCCTACAACCAGCAGCGTGCCGAGCTCGGGCAGCTGCGCAGGGTCGGAGGCTGTCCGTGATCACCCTGCAGGATTACTTCGGGCGCTACGCACAGCACCCGGACGCCAGGCCCGGCATGTGGAGCAGTGCCGATGACCTCCTCGGGCGCGTGAATGAGCTAAAGGAGTGGGCGAAGGCGGCCGGGATCGCGGTCGATGAGATCGACGCCGACACCGGGAGCGAGATCTCTGGCTCGAGCGTTGCCTCGGGTGGCGGTAACGGCGGCTTCCGGCCTCAAGATTGTCCCGTGGGCGCTCCGGACTCCGCGCACAAGCAGGCGTGCGCGCTCGATGACTTTGACCCCAGCAACGCGCTCGACAACTGGATCTCTGAATTCGACGAGAATGACGGGCGCAAGAACGTGATCCTTGAAAAATTCGGCCTCTACCGCGAGCATCCCGACGCGACGCCGGGCTGGTGCCACCTGACGACCCGCCGCCCGGGCAGCGGCAAGCGGACTTACCGGCCATGAACGTCGGGCAGCTCCTCGGTATCGACCGGCTGCGCATCCTCCAGCTCGAGGACGAGCGCGATCAGCGCGTACCGCCGGCGGATGTCCGCCCCAGGGATAAGCGTCTGCGGGCGGGGCTGCCGCAACGAGTCGTCGAACTGCTGAACGCCTCAGATCGGCCGCTCTCGACGAAGGAGATCGGCGCGGCGCTCGACTGCCTCCTGGAAACGCTCTATCAGCGAATCCCGAAGCTCCTGCGCGTCGGCCTGATCACGCGGCAGGGCCGGCGCAAGCACTACGTCTACTGGACGCCACGTAAAGCGGAGGCGGCATGATCGGCTGGATCCTCAAATTCCTCGGCGGCGGCAACATCGGCAACCTGGCGATCGCCGCGGCCGTGATCGCGGTCGTCGCCGGCGCGGCCGGATTCACGTCCGGCTGGACCGTCAACGGCTGGCGGCTCGGCGCGCGCATCGAGCGCCTACAGGGCGAGAACACGGTCTACGCCGGGGCGAACGCTCGATGCGGCGTCAACGTGGCCGAGGTCAAGGCCGCGGTCGCCGGCATCGTGAAGGCCGGCGAAGAGCGGGCCGAGCAGGCACGCAAGGGCATCCAGAAGGCCGAGGCCGCCGCGCTCGGCCACATCAACCGCGCCGCCGGCATCATCCAGCGTCCGCCGGTCCCGCCCGAGAAGCAGTGCGACACCGTGCGCGACGAGCAGCGCGCCTACGTCCAGGAGCGGCACAGTGAGCAGTAGATTCCTGCCGGTCCTCGCCCTCAGCGCGTTGATTGCCGGCTGCGAGACCGCCCCGCCGGTCGTCGAGACCGTCATCGTCGAAAAGCCGGTGCCGGTGCCATGCAAGATCCCGCCGATCGAGCGGCCGCCCTTCGCGGTCGACCGCACCTCCCCGGCCGACGACATGGTCACCATCAACCGCGCCCTCCGCGCCGAGCTCGAACAGCGCCGCGGCTACGAGCTGCGCCTCGAGGCCGGCGTCAAGGCCTGCCAGTAACGGGTAACACCGGCGCCGCGGCGGTTCCGCGGCAACCCTGGTGCCCTCCCTCCCTCCAGGGTGAGTGCCTCGCCCCGGCGGCTTCGGCTGCCGGGGCTTTTTTCATGTACGCGGCCGGTTTTGTGGGGGGCAGGATTTTGGCATCCAGGCCGCTATAAGCGGCCCGTGGCGCACTTCCTGCCCTATGGACGTGGGTAAGTGCGCCTAGCGCATTAACGGTCTCTTAATCCGTTGGTTCGGGGTTCGAGTCCCCGGCCGCCTACCACTTCACAATCAACGACTTAGGCGCGGAGACGAGCGCCAGGCTGTCGGCGCTGGTGGGCATTTTTATGGCGTTTGTGCCCTACTTTCAAAGCGATAGACGGCAATTTGGACTGTCTCGATCACGTCATACTCGGTGTTTTCTCGTTTCCTCTGGCGCAATCGCGTCGATCACGTCTTTCGGTATCCCGCGTTTCAGCCCGTATTCTCTTGCGAAAGCACGGAATTCTTGGTGTAGCCCTTCGAGAATAGCGATGCGTTTCTCCTCACTAATTTCGTCGCTATCGATGTCGCGCACAATGCGCAGAGCCGACTCGGCGCCATAGTAAAACACGAGGCGGAGATTATCGATCTGGAATGGAGTTGCGCGTTCCATCATTGGGGACGCAGCCTTAAATAATTGCCAATGTTCGTGGACTGTTTTCATGGTTTCCTTTTGCCGATACTTAAGATGACTTTTTGCAAGCGCTCTGGGTAGAGATGTGCATAGCGGCGGGCGCTGGCGACGCTTTTGTGGTGGAGGGCGGCCTGGACGTCGGGGAGGGTGCCGCCGGCGCTGATGATAGCGCTGGCGAGGCTGTGGCGCAGGTCGTGCATGCGCACGTGGGCGAGGCCGGCGCGCTTGCGGGCGGCTTCGAAGGCGGCGTAGTAGTCGCGCCAGTGGCGGGTGAAGGGCAGGCGCCGGAGATCGGCGCGGATCGCGGCGTGGACCGGGACCATGCGGGGCGTGCCGTTCTTGGTCATGCCGACGTCGAGCCAGAGCTCGCGCCCGCGGCGCTTGATGCTCGCCGGCGTGAGCGGGAGGAGCTCGGAGATCCAGCGCAGGCCGGTGTAGAACGCGATACGCATGATCGCGCGCACGTCTGGATCGCGGCAGGCGCGGACCAGCTGCTCGAGCTCGGGCAGGCGCAGGTAGACCTGGCGCTCGTTGTGCGCCGGCGGGACGTGCATGCGCGCGGTTGGATCGGCGTCGACCAGGTGGTGGTGCTTCCAGGCGTAGCGGCAGGCGGCCTTGAGGTAGGCGAGGCGGTTCCTGATGGTGCCGGGGGCGAGCTCGCCGGTGCGATCGGCGGCGTACTTGCGGGCGACGTCGGGCAGGTCCTGCAGGCCTCGGCCTTCATACCACGGCAGGAGCGCGGCCAGGTGGAGCGCGGCCTTGTGGCCGGCGCGGTGCTGCGGGAGGCGATGCTCGAGGTAGAGCTTGACGGCGTCGTCGATCAGGCGCGACGGCTGTTCGATACCAGTCGCAATCGCATAGAGCCGCCCGGTTTCCTTGCGGTCGTATGCCTCGGCGCGGGATCGATTCCAATCCGCCGGAAGCAGTCGCGAAGCGCGGTGGCGCTCACCGTGGATAACGCGGTTGAACGTGAAGCGCCAGCGTTTTTTCGCGGTGTCGTGGTAGACCGGCATTGCGCCTTGAAGGCCTCGATGTCCGCGCGCGCCCATCGTGTGAGCCGCGGCCCGAAACGATAGCACGGCAGCCGGAGCTCGTAAAACGCGCGCCTCGAGATCCCGAGCAGCTCGGCGGCCTGGCGGGCGGTGAGCATTTGATTCATAGCACCCGGCGCCAGTCGTTCCACCAATATTTCCCGTTGATGCTCGGGATTCGATACCAGCGGAACAGTCCGTCGTTCGTGAGCATCCAGCTGCCGATCCGGACCGTGAGCCAGATCCGCGGCTTCGTGACGCCGACTTCCGGAGCCATGAAATCGGTGGGCACCGGGTTCAATGTTTTGGGGCTTGGTTCTGTCTGCATCGATCGAGGTGTGCGTTGATCGCCGCGATCACGACGTCGTGACCGTGCTCTTCCGCGATCCGGCCGGCGAATGCGGCGCCGGCGTAGACGGCAGCTTCGATCTGCGCTCGCTGCTCGGGTGGCATCGTGTCGAGGGTGCGGCGGTACCAACCGCATAGCCATTCCAGGAAGCCTTCGTCGAATTCGTTCAAATCAGTTTTTCCTGCCGGTTGTCGGCCGACGCCGCGGCGACCGTGATGATGTGATCGGGGACATCGAACAAGCTTTGCATGCCCCGCCAGGGGATAGGTTTGTCGAGCTGGCGCATGTTGAACGGATCCCAGGCGAAGCGCCCAGGAGTGAAATTGCCCTGCGCGAATTCCTCGTCGTTGACGTGAAGATGATCGGTCGGCTTGCAGACCACGTAATCGCAGACGGCGATCAGCGCGCCGCCTGGAAGCTCCTCGGCCCAATGGCGGCCGAACTCGTTCTTGCAGGTCTCGCGTAGCGCGTCTGGAATATCGGTCTCGATGCGTTTGGCGGCGTGTACCAGCAGCGGGCCGGCGTAGTCGGTCGACCAGCTCCGGGTTTCGTAGCTCTTGCGGCGGCAGGCCCACAGCGAGGCCCAGGGTTGCCAGAGAGAGAGGGCTTTCACGCTTTCACCTTCTCGAACACGCTGAACGCGTCGTCAGTTATTTATTGGTTTTGGCAAGCGGAGTTTGGGCGCGAGCGCGGGAAACGCCGCGGCGAATCGTTCCCAACAACCTGCTGATGTGATGTTGCCGTGGACGATGATGGCGGCGTTAGTGCCTGGCCTGCTGTCGAATGTCCGATCCCACCAGGCAAGGACCGTGATATTCATCGCCGGCAGGTAAGTCCGCACACCTTCACCCGGCTTTTCCGGGTGAGGCAAGAAAATCGCCGAGCCGTCGATCTGCGAGGCTTTGGGCACGCGCAGAGGGTCGGTATATTCTCTGAATCTGCTGCGATCCGGGTGCCAGTAGTAGTGCCCGGATTCGTCCCAACAGCCCCAATAAACAACGAAGTCAGCCATTGTTAATCTCCGCGCAGGTCGCTCATGCGGGGGGTGATTTTCATCATCGTGTTTACCCTCGCAAGTCAGCCACGTAACGGACGCCCATCGCGGCAATCTGGACGGCTTCTTCAAGCGCCGAGAGATCGCGGCCCCTGTTGCCTTTCACTTCCTGCCATAGCTCGTCCACCTCCTCTAGGATCACGGCGTAGCCTTCGTGCGGTGATTTCATGGGAGCGTGCTTGGCAATTGCGCGCGCACACTCAGCGCGGACCTCAAGCATTACTTGATCGATTGCGGCCATCCGTTCGGCGAATGGATTGCTCACAGGTACACTCCTTCACGTAGTTGGTCGATCACTTCTCGGACGTGGCGGACCTGGCCCATCGCGACGAGGCCCATCGGTTGCTGATAGTCGAATAGCTTTTGCGGCGAGCGGAACCAGGCGATGGCTTCGCCCGGCTCGTAGAGGTCCTCGAGCAGCTCGATCACGCGCAGCTCTGTGAATTCCTGCAGCACGTAGCGCACGCCGGCGTTCCAGCGCGGGAGCAGCTCGGGGCAGGCGGAGCAGATCCCCATGCCGGTGGTGACGTCGAGGCAGAGCCAGTGGCAGCCGGCCGCCATGCCGTCGTGGCAGGCGTGGTGATCGTCGCAGCCGCAGCCGAGGCAGGTGGTCACAGGCGCTCGACCTCACTGTATCTTCCGATGTGCACGTCGGTTGTTTTTCCCGTTGCGGTGTTCAATACACGGAGATCGCCGCGGTATAGATGCCCCTGCACCGTGCCGGCGCGGAGCGTTTTCCCCCATGAATAGCTGACGCGGCAGCCAATCGGAAAGGCAGTCTTAATTTGATTCTCGATCTCCTTTTCGAGCGCGGTGTGTTCCTCGAACAACGATTTCAGCCAGGGGTTCATGTGAGCAGCGCCCCGATGGCCATGACGACGATGCCGGCGATGATGAAGGCGGCGCAGAGCAGGAAAGCCGCGCGCCAGATGCCGCGACCAACCGCATCGAGGACCTCGACGAATGCCTTGTCGTGGCAGTCGTTCATTTCCACTTCCGCTTCGGCGGGCCGTAGGTCGCGCCACGACGCTGGCCGAACATGACCAACGCGCCCGAGTCCTGCATCCGCTGGAAAATGTCCGTAAAGGTGCGACGCTGGCGATCGGTGCGGCATAACCCCTCGAGGACGCTGCGCTTGCGCGGGCCGGTTTCCGTGGTGACGGCGAGGATGCGGGCTTGGAGGCCCATCACTTCTTCCGCGCCTTCGCCGTCGGCTTCTTTGCCGCAGGCTTCGCCTTCTTCGCGGCGCGCTCGAGGCCGGCCGCCTTCTTGCGGTCCGCAATGATCCACTCGCGCTCCTTGTCGGCGTTGATATCAAACTGGTGCAGAATGTCCCTCTCGTAGTAGTAGCCGCCGTTCACGAAAAGCAGCTCGATCATCAGCAGCAGGAGCTTCTGCTCGTCGAGTTTCTCCGCGAGTTTCGGCAGCCGCGAGCTATAGCCTGACGTGAAGGATCCGGCTGGCCAGCCGAATGCGAGCGACACAGCGCGCAAGTGATCGGTGCGCGGGTGGATCGCATCGAACAATTGACCCGCGATGAAGTGCACCTGGGCGCGCGAGAATTTCGCCGGCGCTTTACCGTGGATCAGCTTCACGAGTCGCACGAGCAATTGTTCGTCGACGTCGGGCCCTTTAGGCTTCGAGGGGCGGGATCCGGCAGCCGAGCCCACGGACGAGGCCTTGCCGGTCACTTTCTGCGCGGCGCTGGCGACGGCCTGTTGCGTCGCGGCCTTGATGATCCGGCCGGTGCGCGGGTGCTGGATCAGCACCGGCTTGAAATCGGCGGCGAGGATTTCGCTTACCTTGCGGTGGCGGCCGGTCGCGTAGGTCTCGCCGTCGATCCTTACATAGCCGCCGGCCAGTTGGTCCCCGCCGTAGCGGTCGTCTTCCCAATTCGGCATGAGCTTCTTGGCGGCGTCGCCGGCGATTACCTTGTTGCCCTGGGCCTCGAGGCTCTTGCGCGCGCCGGCGAAGTGGGCCTGGCGCTTGTCGTCGAAGCACTTCGGGTCGGTGCATATGTCTGCACTCTTGACGTCGCCGAACAGGTCGGGCTGATTGCCGGTGCGTTTTGGACACTTCCCACAGGAGCCGGCCTTCGGCACCAGGGCTTCGTCGGCTGGATCGAAGGGGGCCGCGGAAAGCTTGAGCATGAACTCTTCCGCGATGTGCTTCTGCAGCTCGCGGTAGGTCATGGGACCGCGCCCGTAGCGGTTCGTGACGGCGTCCTTCAAGGCCTGGCGCTGTGTGTCGTGGTGGCCGATGCGGGAGATCAGGAGCGCGCGGCTGGCGTCGAGCGTGCCCTCGATCAAGGCCTTGCGCGCCTCGGCGCAGAGGTCGTTCAGCTTGGTGCGGGCGTAGACGTAGGAGCGCGACTTACCGATCAGGTCGGCCAACTGGTCGGCGTTGATCTTCTTCAAGGCCATGAGCTGCTTGTAGCCGTCGGCTTCCTCGAGGGGGCCGAGGTCGTCGCGCTGCAGGTTCTCGGTCAACTGGAGCTCGAGGACCTGGACGTCGCCGATGGCGCGGATCCAGACCGGGACGTGCGCGAGCTCGGCTTGCTTGGCGGCTTTCCAGCGGCGCTCACCCGCGACGATCTCGTACTTGACGCCGGCGGCGCCCTTCTCCGGGACCGGCCGGACCAGGATCGGCTGCATGACACCGTGCAGCTTGATCGACTCGGCCAGCTCGGCGAGCTTGGCCTTGTCGAAGTGCTTTCGCGGATTGGTGGGCGAGGGCGTGCAGGCGCTGACCGGCACGAATTCGATCGCGGCATCGGCCATGTGACCGGGTGGCTCTTTTCTGACGGCGGTGTCCATGCTTGCTCCTGCAGAGAGTGTTGAGTGTTGAGTTTTGAGTGATGAGTGTTAATGGAGCGGGGCGCGCGGCCCGGGCGAAACTTGGTCAGCCCACCCGTTTACTGCTTGGCCTCGTCCCCCGCGTGATCGTTATCGTTTCGCGGCGGCGAGGATTTTCTCGGCGCGGTCGTGGTTGGCGAGGGCGTTGCGGAGGCCGTGAGCGGTCGAGAGGTCGTCGACGCCGTCCTCGATTGCCTGGCGGAGCAGCGCGCCGGCGCCGATGTAGTTGTCGAGCGCGAGGGCGGGAATGTCGACGCCGTTGCGGCGTGCAACCTTCGCGGCGAGGCGCTTATACGGCCGCTTCACGGCCTTCTTCCCGGCGGGCTTCGCGCGACGGCCCTGGGGGGGGGCGGCCTTGCGCGTCAGCAAGCTCACCGTGCGGTCGTCATCATCGGCAACCTTGACCTTGCCGTTGTATTTCAAGTTGTAGAGTGCTTTGGTGATCTTCGCGTCGTCGCCGCCGATCTCTTCGTGTAATTGTCGGAAGGTGCGCTTGCCGCCGGCGGCAGCGAGCTGGTCCTTGATTTGTTTGCCGATGGTCATGCGGGTGACTCCGGTGGTTGCTTGTAGACGTGCGCGCAGCGGTGCATCGCCTCGCGGATTTCCTTTTCCGGCAGATCCAGACCGAGGTCGAAGCGGGCGCTTTCGCCGTTCGCCTGGATGATGTGGGCGTGGGCGGCATTCAGATGCTCCATCGCGCGTGCGTAGGCGCGGCTGCGCTCGATGACTTGGAACTCGTTCATCGCGTTGTCCGCGGAAGATAGGACCGTTCGGCGATGCGGGAGCAGCCGCTGACGGTGATGCCGGTGTCGGTGCGGGAGTGGATGACCATCAGCAGGACGTCTGTCATTCCGGACCCGGCGGCGGGGCAGGCGCGGAGGCCGCGCTCGAGCTCGCGGGCGACGGCGAAGCGCTGCACGGCTTCTTGAGTCGCGGCTTCGGTCGCCTGCTCGGCGCGCATGTCGATCGCGCCGACCAGGGCGAAGGCTGAGAGGATGAAGGCGACGATGCCGGCGATCTTCATGCGCATCATCCAGCGGTCGCGGTTGCGGTAGACGGCGATGCGGTCGCGGAGATCTTCGGAGACGGTCATTTCCCCTCCCTTGACGCAACGGCCCGGAGGGCGGAGAGCTCGCAGCGCGGGCACGGAATGAGGTGGCCTTTATATTCCCAATAGCGAAAGCCGCAGTCAGCGCACTGGCCGCCCACTGGTAACTTCGTTGCGCGGAACTCGTCCCGCTCCGCTGTCATCTTCGCAAACTCGCGCTGCCAGTGATCGGACTCGCGTTCGAGGGTGCGGGCGAGTTCTGCCTTGACGTATTGTTCAGTTCCAAAATCATCACTCCATACAACAGCATCCGTTCTCGGCGTCGCCGCTGGTTTGATAATGGTGGTCATTTCCAGTTCTCCGGCGGGTTGCGGTTGATGTGAACGATGAGGACCACCAGCGCGATGAAGAAAAGCACGACCGCGAGGAGGCCGATGTAGCCGATGATCTCGGAGATTTTGTGGGCGAGGGTGAGAGCGATCACGCGCGCCCCGCTTGCTCGCTGCGCGCGCGGAGGCGCGCGAGGTTGACGTTGACGAGGCAGCGGCGGATGAGCTCGTCGCGCAGCGCGCGCTCGAACGTGTAACCAAGCGCACGGAGCGGGGATCGCTCGAAGGCGCCGCGGAGGGAGGATTCGCTATCGGGCGCGTCGGGCAGCGGCAGCGACTGCTGCTCCTGGCGGAACTCGACGACGCGGACTGCGGGGTGAGGCAAGCTGCCCTCCGTGGGGTGACGGAGGGGAAATTTACCAACTGGTAAAGCTTATGTCAATACCATCCGGTAACTATTGGCTATGAATGATGCTTCCGAACTTCATTTCTGATCTCGTTTAGAGCCTCGACGATGCCTGCGGCAATGAAAAACAACGTGCCGATCACGACCATGATCATGCTGCTGATTTCCCCTATGGACGTCTTGGCCAACGCGCAGCCGCCGAAGCCGATCAGATAGAAGGCGACGGCGAGAATTCCGTAGATGTATCTCACGGTTTTGCTTTAGCTTTCGGCGCCGGGGGCAGGCGTTCGGCTGCGCGCTGGCGTGAGACGGTCTTCATGCGGCCTCCTAACTCGCGGACGATGGATTCGTTGGCCGTCTTAAGGGCTTGCAATTGGTCGATCATGTCTTCCTGCTGCGCCTCGGTAAGGCCGTCGAACAGCTCCAGCAGTTTGGTCTGTAATTCGTAGTGGATGTTGTAGATAGCGAGCGGTTGCTGTATCGACAACTGATTGTTTTCCTCTTCGGCGTCGAGCCAGCCTGCGGGCAGTGCATTGGCGCGCTCTATGTGCCTCGCCAGTTTTTCTCCAATATCGCGTTTATGTTTATTGGTCATGAAGAGGCGGGCGACTTGCGCAGGCTGTCGCTCGATCTTGGCCGCAAGCCTGGCGTCGACGCCGCTGTACCGCTCATCAATGAGTTTGCGTAGTCGCTGGCGCCGAATTTCCGGTAGATCCATGAAGGGATTAAAGCAGCCGTTTCCCATTTGGGAAATTGACAATTGGTATTGACCTGATCTATACCAACTGGTAAATTCATCGCGCATGCAAAAGCTCATCGAGTTCCTAGAACAACAACCGGCGGGTTACAAGGCGGAACTCGCCGCTGCGATCAATCGGCATCCCAGTTATTTCTCGCGCCAGCTATCCGGCGATCGTTCTTTCACCGTTCAGGACTGCATTGGCATCGAGAAACACACTACAGGCCAGGTGCGCTGCGAGGACATCCTGCCCGACGTGGACTGGGCGTATTTGCGTCGATCAGTGGAGGCGGCGGCGTGAGGTTAGGGCTTCTTACCGGATCGAATGGCTTCAATCTGATCGAGGAACGGTCGGAATTTCGTATTGACCGCCGCGCCAACCCCCGTGGCGGGGCCGAAACTCGACACCGTGTAGTCGTTGATGCTGCCCATGCGCATCTTCACCTCCTGAGCGTTAGCGATGATGCGGAAATCTTCAAGCGACATTTCGAAACGCCTGGAGCTCGAAGTGGCGGTTCCGAACCGATCAAACTCCGTCAGCACGCTGGCCTGTTTAATTTTGTCGACAATGCGACCATCAGCATTGAAGGCAACATCCTGGATCGAGCGAAGGCCAAAGGCAAACCCTGTGGTGATAAAGATGGTGTTCGGATATTTTTCCGTCCATTCGAAACCAAGCGTATGAAACGGCTCACCAAGGCTGCTGGCGGCGCTGACCGGCGCTTGCCGCACGATCATCTTACCGTCGAAATCGTCCCTGATAACGCTTGCGGACGGGGTCATTGCGTCCTGCATGCCGGCGCAGCCGGTTACCAAAGCGGTGAGGATCAGACATATCAGTCGGTTCATTGTTGTCCCCAGTCAGTTAA